CATACGATTACGATGAACAAAAAAATAGAATTAGATGAAAAATACTTTGAAATAGCCAAAAAGAGAATAGGAGTGTAATATGAAAGTTGATATATATAATACTGATAAAAAATACAATATAATTTATGCAGACCCTCCATGGACTTTTAGAACATATTCAAATAAAGGTAAAGGAAGGTCAGCCGAAAAACATTATAATTGTATGACAAAAGAGGGCATACAAAATCTTCCAGTTAAAGATATTTGTGATAAAAATTGTGTATTGTTTTTGTGGGTCACTTATCCGTGTTTAAAAGAGGGCTTAGAGTTAATAGAAAAATGGGGTTTTACATATAAGACTTGTGCTTTTAGTTGGATTAAATTAAACAAAAAGAATGATAGACCATTTACAGGTATGGGATATTATACAAGAGCTAATAACGAGATATGCTTGCTAGCTACTAAAGGCAAACCATTAAAAAGACAGTCAAAAGCAGTAAAACAGGTGGTATTATCTAAAATAGAAGAACATAGTAAAAAACCTGAGGAAATAAGAGATAGAATAGTAGAATTATTTGGAGATTTGCCAAGAATAGAGCTGTTTGCTAGACAACACGCAGAAGGTTGGGATTGTTGGGGTAACGAGGTGTAATATGGAGGATAAAAAAGAGAAAATAGAAGTATTGCCAGGTCAAATGAATATATATGATTTTATATAGGAAGAGAGTAAGGAGGTGGAATCTAGTGAAAATATCGAATCATGGGAAAGTAAGGATGAAAGAGAGGACAAACTTAAATCATAAAGAAAGACGGCATTTGTTTAGGAAAGCATTAGATAAGGGAAAGAATGTCCAGGATATAATGGATGAAGATGTAAAGAGGTATGTAAAAAATAGGGAAAACAATTGTAAGATAAAGCTTTATGATGACTATTTGTACATATATAGCAAGAATAGTAAGAGGCTATATACGATGTATAAATTGCCAGAGGAGTATTTAGGAAGGGAGATATATAGATGAAATTTAAAATGAATAATAGGACATACGAGATAAAAGAAGTGAGCCAAGAGGATTTAAGACTAGAAATTGGAGAAATAGAAGGGGATTACTTTGGTTTAACAATTCCTAAAAAACAAGAGATATGGTTGTGGCAAGATTTAAAGGAAGAACAGAAGAGAATTACTTTAATACATGAATTGTCGCATTGTTATATGTTTAACTATATAACATTTAACAAGACAAACTTTAGTGAAGATGACTGGGCAGATATAAGCGCTAATTCCCACGATATAATACATGAGATAGTAGAAGAATATTTTGATTAAGTAAATTTTGCCAAATCCAGTGTAGGTGGTATAATTAGGATAATAAGGAGAATTGGTGAATGGAAAAAGAATTGGTAGGTAAGCTTAAGTATTTAATTAATAAGAAAAAGAACTTATTGGAAATATGTAAAGAGCTAGAGTTAAAGGATTATGAAGTAATAGGACTTGTAGAGTTGATGAAACAGGATGGAGAATTGGTTGATTTTGTAAATGGAGAGATAATAAAACTTAAAAAGCCAGTAAAAAACGATGATGTTTACGAAATAAGTAATAATCAGGAGCATCTAAGGCTTTTGTTAATCTCAGATACGCATTTGTGTAGTAAATATGATAGATTAGATATACTTAGATACTTGTACGCTAAGGCAGAAGATACAGGTGTTAAGCATATCTTACATAGTGGCGACTTTACTGACGGTAGAAGCCATAGACAGAGCAAATTTATGAGTTAAGAGAGGCTAGTTATGAAGGTCAAATTGAATATTGCGTAGAAAAATACCCTAGATTTAGTGGTAAAACTTATGCCATACAAGGAAATCATGATGACTGGTGGTATAAATCTAATGGTAGCGAGATTCTAAGAGCAATCGTAAAAGAACGAGATGATATAGTCTATCTTGGACCTGATGTCGCAGATATGAAGATTGATAGTTTGAAAATAAGATTATTCCATGGAAATGGGGGTAATAATTATGCAAAATCTTATAAAATACAAAAATACCTTGACACAATACCTATCGAAGAAAAACCACACATCCTTCAAACTGGTCATATTCATCAGGCATTTTATTATAAACAAGATAATACACACTGCTTTCAAACTTCTTGTTTAGAGGACCAAACTCCATATTGTAGAGGATTAGGTCTTGCTAATGATAAATCTTGCTGGTGGGTGGATGTTTACTTCGATTCTAAAGGAAATGTAAGTAGAATAATACCAGAGCTTGAAACATTCAATAAAAAACTTGTAAGAAAACAAAATTGACAAATTATTAAAAGTGTGCTACAATATAATTGTTACCAAATGATGAATAATATCCACTACCTTAATTGGTAGTGAACTGGTGATATAAATGACAATGGTGTAACGAGTAAAGCAATCATGGTTATATCATTGGTTCAGTATCAGTTAAATCGTGATACTATTCCGTTAATAGGTAAGAACATAGAATTGTTTTTGCCTCCTTTCTAATTAGGAGTGGAAAATCCACTCCTTTATTATGCTCAACTTGACTTTTCTTTAAAAAAAGTATATATTTTATGTATGATAGAAAAAGGGAGCTGTCAAATATGGGTGGATTGCTAAATTTATCATTTTTATTAGTCGATTTTACATCAAAGGGTGTAGTTTCGGCTTTTTTTAATGGTTGATGCAAAGGAAAAAGAGGTGATAACATGAAAGAATTTTTAGAATTGCTTAAAGACAATCAATTAACATTTGAAAGTCTTGATGAGTTTTATGTAAAAAAGAACTTTATCAAGGAAAAGTATCAGTCCTTAGATACTGATGTTAAATATTTGTACAAAATGTATTTTTTTACTCAATTATGCACAATTAAAACCAAACATAAAGAAGCCTTGTGGGCTTTCTTAAACAATAATGCGACTTATGAAAATGCAAACCTAACTTATATCGAATTTTGTAATTATAGAGATAATTTGTTCAAAAAAAGACCAAAAAAATGATATAATATTTCGTGAATTTGACAAAAAAGTGATATTATAGTACAATTCATTTGAAAAAACCGAAAAAAGGGGGTAGCCTTATGGAGTTAACTGTTGCTCTTTGTGTAAGCCTTATCAGCTGTGTAATATCAGTTAGTAACTTTGTTGTTAGTAGAAAAGACAAATCAAATAAGCATGTGGAAGAAGAAGTAAAACAGTATTCTAAACACGACTTGATTGAGTATCGCCTTAATGAATTAACAAAAAAAGTTGATAAGATACTTGATAAATTAGACAAATCTGAAAAAGAAGTTGATGAAAAAATACAAACAGCATTAAAACAACATATTGCAACTTACCATAAGTAGGGGGAAAAATGAGAGAGGAATTGATGGAATTGAAAGAAGAAATTAGAGAATTGAGAGAAGAAACATTTGCTATGGAAATATTAGCTGATTATAAAAAGCAAAACAAAAGATTATTTGTTATGTGGATAATAACATTTTTAACATTAGTTGCGTTATCATGTTATACATTGTATTTGGTTAATGATATAGGAACTATATAAGCAAGATTATTTAAAGATTTGTGATGAATGTATGCTAAATGATGAATATGCAAGATTGCTTGAAATGAAAATAAAAGGCTATTCAAGAACAAAAATGGCTATAGAATTAAATGTAAGCGAATCAACATTAGATGTCATGATTAGCAAACTTAAGAAAAAAATTAGAAAAATTTTGTAAAAAACATAAAAGAACTTAAGAGAATTAAGTTCTTTTTTTGTTATAAACTAAAATCATAAGGGAGGACAAATACTTAATAAATAATTTTAAAACAATTATTGAGGAGTCGTAAATTTTGTTCTCTCTTTTGTTTTTAGGAGGAGATGAGAAAATGTATAACAATTACGGATACAATCCTTATTATTCACAACAACAAAGATATCCATCAACAGAATTGCCAAATCAGCAACAAATGGTTACAGCTTATCCAACACCAATAACTTTAGGAAAACAAACTAATTTGTTGGGTAAATCTGTTGATAATATTGATGTTGTAAAAGCTATGGATATACCATTAGATGGTAGCATAAGTTATTTTCCTTTAACAGATGGAACTGCAATCGTTAGTAAACAACTACAAATTGATGGAACTAGTAAAATAGTTGTTTACAAACCAGTTGAAACAGAAGAAAAAGAACCAATTAAGTTTGCCACTTTAGAAGATATTGAAGAAGCAATAAGTGAAATAGATTTAAGTGACATACAAGATTTAAAAGATGAAATTAAAGACATAAAAAAACAATTAAAAGAATTTAAAATTAAAAAGAGTAAGGAAGATTAATTATGAATAATCCATTGCAATTTATAAGTGTGCTAAAAAGCATTAAAAACCCAAAAGAAGCAGTTATTAATATGATTAAGTTAAATGATAATCCTATGCTTAAAAACCTCGTAGAAATGGCTGAAAAAGACGATACAAAAGGTGTTGAAAACTTTGCTAGGAATTATATGAAAAGTCAAGGAAAAGATTTTGACCAAGAATTTAATAATTTTAAAAGTATGTTTAATGGAAAATAAAATATTTGGTTTTTAATATAATTTTGCAATCCCCAAGTATTTTAAATATAAAGAAAGGAGAATTTATATGAGAGGAGAAAGTGGATTAACTGCTTCTGACGTTGCTCTATTATCTGGAAGAAACGGAAATAATGATGGCTTTGGAGATAATGGTAGCTGGTGGGTTATTATTTTCTTAATCTTTGCCTTTATGGGTTGGGGAAGAAACAATAATGGCTTTGGTGGTAATGGCTCAGGTGCTACTGATAATTATGTACTTGCTTCTGATTTTGCTACAATTCAAAGACAATTAAGCGATGGCTTTGGTGATTTAACAGCACAAAGTAGATACATTCAAAACGGATTATGCGATGGTTTCTATGCTATGAATACAAGCTTATTAAATGGATTTGCTGGCGTTAATAATTCAATTATGACAAATGGTTATGAAACAAGAAATGCTATTCAAGGAGTTTCAAGTCAATTAGCAAATTGTTGTTGTTCTTTAGAAAAAGGACAAATGGAAACTAATTATCTAAATGCTCAAAATACTTGTGCTTTACAAAACACAATGAACATGAACACTAGAGATATAGTTGATACTGTTAATGCTAACTATCGTGCATTACATGATGAAATAGTTGCTAATAGAATTGAAGATAAAAATGCTCAAATCACTGCTCAACAAAACGAAATCAATGCTTTAAGATTAAAAGCATCTCAAGAAGCTCAAAATGCTTACTTAATAAGCCAATTAGGACCTAAATGCCCTGAACCTGCTTATGTAGTAAACGGACCAACTCCAGTAAACTTCCCAACAAATTGTTGCAATACATTTTCTGGATTCAACAATTGTGGAAACTATTAATTAAGTGAGAAGTCTAACAGACAATCCTGATTGCAGGAACTTGCTAATTTAAAAACGTGTAATTGCACGTAATTAGAGATAGGCAAGTCCTATCTCTTTTATTTATTTAAGAAAGGAATGATAAACAATGATACAAAGTGTTAATGAAAATATAGAAGTTTTAACATCTAATTCTAGCACAGTATCTTTTACAAATGATGATATAAGGACTAGACGTGCTAATTGTTATTGCAACGGATGGCTACAACATAATGAAGGTTCACCTATTTATAAAATTCTAGAGGGTGGAATTTATGAAGTATCTTTTAATGCTAATGTAACAAGTGCTGTTGCTGGAACTGTTGCTTTAGGTTTATATCAAGATGGAATTTTAATACCAGGAACAACTGTTATAACAGAAGTTGCTACAGCTGGAGATTATTACAATGTTTCATTTGATAAATTAATTAAAATATGTTGCAGAGGGGACGCTAGTTTAACTATTGGTAGTGTACCTAGTGTTTTAACTGGTGCAACTTTACCTGGAACACCAACTGTTACTGAAATTCCAGTTATTCAAAATGCTAACTTCTCAATAACTAAAAAATGTTAAGAGAGGTGCTTTATGGAAGAAAATAAAGAAACTAAGAAAGATGAAAAGATAATAGATAAGCTTAAGGAAGAAACTGAAAAGTTAATATGTAATATTCTTGAACAAGGAATAAATGAAAATAACTTAGATTATTTATACAAAGTAGTTGATATACACAAAGATATATCAAACGAAGAATATTGGAAACAAAAGGAGGAAAATATGATGTATAGAGATTATGATAATTATAGTGGCGGTCGTTCTAGAGATAGCCGTGGTAGATATGCTGAAAGTTACGGAAAAAGAGGAGTTCCAGGGTCTGGAAGAGGAAGATATCGTGGATATGATATGATTGAAGAAATGGGCGAACACTACGGAGATTATTCGGAGGGAAGAGATACTTATGGAAACGATAGAGAAACCGAAAAATCTTTTGATAAAATGCTACAAAGCCTTGAAGATTTTACTTATTTAATAATGCAAGAAGCAGATAGTCAAGATAAAATTGAAAAGGTTAGAAAAACTGCACGTAAGATAAGTGAATTTTAATGTTTAAGTATTACAATGCGAATGCAAGAGGTAGATTTACCTCTGACTGTGTTATCCGTAGCGTGTCTTGTGCAACTCAAAGAAGTTGGGATGATGTTTACGATGAACTGAGTAATTTAGCTCAATATAATGGAACACTATTTGACCAAAGAGACTTTGTACTGTGGTATTTGGACTCTAACTTTGAAAGAATAACTTTCTTGCCAAAAAAGGTTGGCGATTTATCGAGAGAATATCCTGATAATATCATATTATGTACAATGAAAGGACATATATGTTGCATTAAATATGGCATAATTTATGATACATTTGACCCAAGTGAACGTTTAGTAGAATATGCTTGGTTTGTTGAATAATTTAATGAATTATGCTATAATTATATATAGAGGAGTACCACAACTGCTCCTCTAATACTTTGTTGTGGGAGGTATTTTATTATGAAATTAAAAGATTTAACTGGTCAAAAATTTGGTAAGTTGACAGTTATAAAAAGAGTAGAAAATTCAAAATGGAATGAAACAAGATGGTTATGCAAATGTGAATGTGGAAATGAAACCGTTGTTAATTATGGAAAATTAGCATATAAACATACAACAAGTTGTGGATGTTATGCTAGAGAATTATTTGTAAATAACGTTTCTAAACATAATTTAAGGAAAACCCGACTATATAATATTTGGGCTGGTATGAAGCAAAGATGTTTTAACAAAAATAGCAAAGCTTATAGCAGGTATGGTGGAAGAGGCATAACAATTTGTAACGAATGGAAAAATGATTTTAAAAAATTTTATGATTGGTCAATGAAAAATGGATATAAAAATAATTTAACCATTGACAGAATAAATAACGATGGAAATTATGAGCCTACAAATTGTAGGTGGGTTGATAATAAAACTCAAAGTAATAATAGAAATAATAATGTTATATTAGAATATAATAATGAAAAACATAATATAAAAGAGTGGTGTAAAATAATAAATATAACAGAAAGTGCTTTAAAACATAGGCTTGAAAGAGGATGGGGTTTAGAAAAGGCACTAACAACACCACAAAAAAATAAATAGAATAGTGATTAATATATCAAAAGAGGCAAAGAGTCTCCTTATTATGGGAGTGTAGCCAAGAAGTAAGGCAAAGGTTTGCAAGACCTTGAGCGAGATTGCGATATTCTCCACTCCCTCCAAATTAAAAATAAAAAGGACTATTCGTCCTTTTTTTCTATGTATATCTCAACTCGTGGATTTTCCTTGTCGTATTCAGCTTTACTACCATCAAAACTTGCTACAATATTGTAATTATCATCTTCTAGTATGCCATATTTAACTAAAATATCACAAGTAGCTTGTAAAAGGTTAGTTAAGTCACACTTTCTTCTTGTTTCAAGATAATAATGACATTTTAAAGTTATTGGGTAATTAATTGGTGGTTGTCTAAGTGTTGGTATATACTGTTTGCAATGTTTTTCGTATTTCACATAAGGTTCACTTGGCAAAACAATAGGTATGTAAGTTCCATTATTCATTTTTTTTTGAACTATTCTTCCGTGATTCTTTTTAGTAACTGGATTCCCTGGTATAACTATTTTTAACATAAATATCGTATCCTTCCTTTAACATAATAATACCATAAATTGACTAAAAAATCAAATTATGTTAATATTTAGGCAGGATAACGGAGGTAGAATATGAAGAAAAAAAGCAAAGAAAATTATGAAATTGAAGTTTCAAAAGTAAACGATTTAAGGGAACTAGAACAAGATTTTATTAATGATAAAATATCAAATATGATGAATAGCATAGAAGCAAAGAAGCAAGAATTAATAGGGGAAATGCAAATATACGCAGAAGAAAATAAGATTCCTGTAAAGTGGGATGAAGATGGTAATGTTACAAAATATGAAACAAGGGTAAATCCACTCGTAATTACAAATTACTTTTTTAAACCTATAATACCTATTACAAGTCAAGAACCAATTTATAATGCAGAAAAATTAGGTATGGTTTTTGATTATTATTGCGATTTAATTGCTGAAGTTAATGATAAAATTGGATATTTTCCTAGTTCTTTAACTTCTTTCTGCAAATTGGCAGGTATTACTCTTTCTACTTTAAGAAATTATAAAAATAGTGCAGATTTGAGCATGAGAATAGTAGCAGAAAAGATATATGACCAAATTGGAGATGACAATATTACTTTATCTCAACTTGGAGCAGTAAGAGAAAGAACAACCATCTTTAAAATGAAATCTCAAAATGAATTGGTTGAAAAAGAACAACCAAAAGTAAGTATTAACATAATTGAAAAACCAAATTATGAAAGAATCCAAGAAAGACTAGATAAATATAAATATTTTGCAAATAAGAAGGGTAAAAAATGAATAGAAAACTAGAATTAAGACAAATTAAAAAGACAATAGAAGATACTTTAACAATATTAGAAAATAACTTTCGTTATAATTATGGTGAAAAGATAACCTATGATGAACTATTTGAAATGTTTAAAGATTTGAAAGTCTTATTTAATAATTATGAATCAGAAACCAAAGATTGTGGACTTTTGGTTATTAAAAGATATATTCCTTTGTTGGATTTGATTATCAAAATAGACACTAATCCTAATCATGCAACAGAGTATGCAGAACAAATCAAAAATGCTTATAAACTAGGTGCTAGAGTGTCTTTAGAACATTATTTTGTTTATAGAGAATGGGATGTGGCTGAAAAAGATAAGTTTTTTGAACCAAGATACAATGTTTTAAAAAGTTATGTTCATTTCTTACAAGAAATGGTTTATAATCCTGATTTTACTGATTTAGTATTTAATGCTCCGTCTGGTCTTGGAAAAACATATCCTGAAAAAATTGCAGAAGCTTGGTCGTACGGAATAGACGATACTGGAGCAATGTTAGCTTTATGTTCCAATGACGATGTCGTAAAAGCTGGTTCAAGAGCAGTAATAGACGAAATTAAAAGCGAATGTTTTGGCGAAGTGTTCCCTCATTTAAAATGGAACGAAAATGATAAGTTTTTCTTTCTAAAAGAAACTGAAGAAAAATGGAAACTAAAAAACGCTAAACTTCCATTTAGTTATTATGCCAAAACAACTAATTCCAATGTAGTTGGTTCTCGTGCCAGTAAATGGATTCACATAGACGACTTATATGCAGATTACAAAGAAGCACTAAATCCACAACTTAATTATTACTATGCTAATAAATCAACAACAGTTTGGGAAGTTCGTTATATTCAAAACAAAAAGGCAAAAAAGGTAATTACTGGAACTTTATGGGCTAGTGGAGATTACATAGACTTAAAAATTCAAGAATTAGAAAAATTGCATAAATTTGTTCCACATCCTAAGTATAAATATACTAGAATAAGTGAAGATAAATCGTGTGTAATAATTCAAATCCCAGCTCTTGATTATGAAACTGGAGAAAGTACTTGTCCTGAAATGAAATCAACTGAAGAATATTTAAAAATTAAGAACAACATAGAAGAATATTTGTGGGAAACTAACTTCCAACAAAGACCTATAAACCCAGAGGCATTATTCTTTAGTTATGACAAGATAAGAACATACGAAACAATACCAGAAACAGATTTTGAAGGTAGCTATGCTGTAATAGATGCTACTAGAAAGAGTGGGAAAGACTTTTTTGCGATGCCTATAATGAAAAAAGTGCAAAACGATAATATATTTGATTATTATTTAAAAGATTGCCTATTTACAAGAACAGCAACTAAAGATATGTATTTTGAAATAGTAGAAAAGATAATAGAACATCATATAGTATTGCTTGTAATAGAATCAAATGTTACAAGTGAACTTAAATCAGCAGTAGAAAAGGAACTGGCAAAAAGAGGAGTTACTTATTGTGAAATTGTTGAAAAATACAATACAATTCCTAAAGCTACTCGTATTGAAACCGAAAAAGGTGTTATTAAAAAACAAATGGTATTCCCTAAAAAAGGAATGTACGGAATAAATACTCACATGGGGAAATTCATGGAAAATTTGACTATGTATAACGCTAATGGTGGAAATGCCAATGACGATGCTCCAGATAGCCTGGGAATGGTAGCAAGTGAAATAATAGAAGAAAACTCTAAGCCTCAAAAGGCAGAACCTTTATATGGCATAAGGCAATATTTTTAATATTATGACATAATAAAAAGGCAAATTTGACAAAATGGCAAAAATGGTATATATTTTCCTTGTGAATAACATAAAAAGGAAAGTAATTGGTGGTGAACATAGATGAAAACATTTGGTCGTTCAGTAATATATGCTAATTATACAGAAAAACAACTGCTTTCAGGAACTAAAGAAGAACAAGAAGCTAAAGTGTTAGACATTATGAATAATAGTGTTGAAATACATAAGAAAAACAAAACAGAAATCAAATATTTACAAGATTATTTATACGGTGACCAAGACATAAAGAACAAAGTGAAATATACAAGAACAGAAATCAACAACAAAGGTGTTGAAAACTGGGCTTGGGCATTTATGGATTGGAAGAAAGCATTTTTATTAGGGAAACCTATACAATATGCTCCGTTAGATGATGTGGCTAATCAGGAAATATCATTGCTTAATAAGTATAATACTTACGAAGATAAAGACCAAAAAGACCAAGAACTTTATGAGGATTTATATACAGTAGGTAGAGCATTTAGATATAATTCTGCTACACCAGTAACAGAAGATGATGAATCGCCTTATGAATCTTTAAATTTTGATGTAGAACATACAGAAGTTGTTTATTCAAGTGGTGCTAAGCATGAACAATTATTATCATTTGTAGAAACTTGTAAAAAACACATAGTTCAAGAAGTTAATCCTGAAACTGGGAAACCAGAAGATGTAACCAAGTATTATGATGAATATACAGTTTATACAAGAGAACAACAATATGTAATGGATAATAAAGATGGTTCTTTAAAAGTAAGAAGTATAAAACCTATAATAAATAAAGTTCATTTAATAACTGAATATTATTTAAATAGAAAAAGAATTGGTTTTTTAGAAATTGGCAAAGATATATTTGATGATATAAATTATGTTGAAAATTTAGATAAAGATGACATTGAAAGTTTTGTTAACAGCATAATGGTATTTACAAATGCTGAAGTTAATAAAGAAGGAATGGACGCAATAAAAGAATACGGTGCTGTGTCTATTAAATCTACAGAATCTAAAAAAGCAAGTGTGGAGTTATTACAATCAAGACTTAAATCCTTAGACACACAAATATATTATTTAAGAAAGTTGTCTGCCTTACATAGTATATTAAGTGTTCCACAAGCAACTAGCAATGGAGAAATAAGCAACGCAGAAACTGGTAAAGCAGTTCTTACTGGTCAAGGTTTCACAAGTTCTAGTGTAAGAGTGGAAAATGAAGAAAAATCTTTCAAAAGATGTGACAGAAACGCATTGAAAGTAATTTTAAAAATTTGTAGGAACGCTAAAGATAGTCAAATCAAAAATTTAAAAGTTAGTGATATTGACATTAAGTTTAGTAGAGATTTAAGCGAAAACTTACTTGTTAAATCTCAAGCTTTATTAACATTAGCAGAAGCGCAAATTCCACCTGAAATTAGAAATGCAGTAGTAGGATTATTTAGTGACCCTGTGGCTGTTACTAAACTTCAAGAAGCGTATATGAAGCAAAAAGAAGAATTACAAAATCAAATCAACAATGCTCAAAATCAAATTAATGAGCAAAATAATAAAGTACAAGATGTTAATGAAAATCAAAACCAAGAGCAATAATGCTCTTATACCGAGAGGGCTTAGTGCTAAAGAAATAACAAAGGTGCAATTCCTTACCTCTCGACCTAAAAATGGCTTTAACATTTGGGCATTATCAAATGTAATATAAATCTCTAAAGTGTTTTGTTAGTTTTACGATAAAAACTATTCGTTAAGGAGGAGATGGATATGAATAGAGATAAAGCAAGAATATTATTAGGAGAAGGAGCTACTGAAGAACAAATCACTAATTTATTAAATGAATTTCATAATAGCGAAAAAGCAAAGAATGATGAAATTGCTTCGTTAAATGATAAATTAAATAAAGTAAGTGATTATGAGGATTTAAAAGCAAAATTAGACGCTATTGAAAAAGCAAACATGACTGAACAAGAAAAATTAGCTGAAGATAAAAAACAAATTGAAGCTAATTTAAGAAATTCTAAAATTATTTACAATACTGCAAAAGCTAAAGAAATATTGGCTGGAGAAAATGTAGATGAAGAATTATTAAAAAGACTTGTTACAGACGACGAAGCTTCTACTATAGCAAATGCTAATCTTTTCAAACAAACTTTAACAAATTTAAAAGATAGTGTTGAAAAGAAAACTCGTGAATCATTGGCTACTGCCGATTTAAAACCTGGTATTACAAATGTTAATCAAGGCGAAGAAAAGATGACATTTGATAAATTTAGCAAATTAAGTGCTGAAGAACAAGAAAAATTTATCAATGAACATCCAGAAGAATTTGAAAATTTATAATAAAAAAAGGAGAAATGAAACATGAAATTTAGAGATAAGATTTTTAATGAAAATGTATTTGAAAAGTATTTAAGAACTTTACCAAGTACAAAAGAAAACTCATTAATTAAAAATGGTTTATTTACTGTTGTAAATAAATATAAATCAAAAATGAGTGAACAAGCAGGTGGTTACTTTGTAACTGAACCAATTAAAGGAAGAATAGGTGGCGACCCAGTAAACTATGATGGTAACACTGACATCGGAGCAGGAACAGAAAGACCAACATATTTACAAACTAAAATTTGCTATGGTAGAGCAAATGTATGGGGTGAATATGATTTTGCTACTGAATTAACTGGTGAAAACTTTATGGCTGAAGCTCAAGAAGTAAAAGATTATTGGGATGGAGAAAGACAAAAAACTGTTTTATCTATCTTAAAAGGTATCTTTTCAATGATTGGTGGAGCAAACGGAGAATTCGTTAAAAAACATACTTACGAAGTTGAAGGAAACTTAGAAGCAGATACTTTAAATAGAGCAAGTCAAAAAGCATTAGGAGATAAAAAACAAAATTTAGGAATTATGTTTACTCATAGTGCAGTATCTACTAACTTAGAAGGATTAAATTTAATTAACTTCTTAAAATATACTGATGCTGATGGAATCGAAAGAGATTTAACTATTGGTACTTACAATGGTAAATTAGTTGTTGTTGATGATGATATGCCTTCAACAGAAGTTGCTTCAACTTATGCTGCATCAACTGATGCAACAGTACAAGATGGAAAAACATATTATACAAGAAGTGGTTCTGCTGGTGATTATACATATAGTGTTGTTTCAAATCCAACAGGAAATCCTTCAACTTTAAGTTATTATGAAATGACTGCTGAAGGATATACAACTTATACTTCTTACTTATTCAAAAAAGGTTTCTTTGAATATGAAGATTTAGGCGTAGTGAAACCAGTAGAAACAGTTCGTGATGCTAAAGCAAAAGGTGGTAAAAACGAATTAATTTCAAGAATTCGTGAAATGATTGTTCCATATCTAATTTCTTACAAACAAACTAGCAAAATTTCACCATTAAATACTGATTTTGAAAATGGTGCAAATTGGGAATTAGTAAACGATGGCGCTACATCTAATAAAAAATATGTAGATGACAAATTAATTCCAGTTGTAAGAATTATAAGTCGTGGATAATTAAAACAAAAGGAGAGAGCTTATGGATAGTGCAGAAAACAAACAATTAGAAATTCTTAAAAAAAGAATTAAATTTGATAAAAACATTTTTCAAAACAACAAATGTTATGAGGAAGTGTTGAACAATTTACTTGAAGATAGTAAATACCTTGCACTATCTTTAAGGTATCCGTATAAAGATTTTTCTCAAACAACCCTTCCAGAAAAATATAAAAATTGGCAAATAAGATGCTGTGTTGAAATATATCAAAGTCTTGGAACTGAAGGTATTAAATCTTATAGTGAAAATGGTTTGAATTGGACTCGAGATAGTGGTTATTTGTCAAAAGAACTAAGAGAAGAAATTGAACCAATGGTTGGATATATTAAAGAGGAGGCAGTTGAGGATGTTCAAAGCTCCAAATAATATATTCCAAAATTGGAATAAAGATATGTATATTTCAAGAAAAGAAAAGGTAATCTATGATGATTACAATAATGAAATTGTAATATACGGTGAACCATTTTATTATGGTAAGGTTAATTATCAACCATTAACAGGAAAATCATTGGAAGCATATATGAAAGCTTATGGAGAAACAGAAAACAACATAGTTAGTTGTTTAATAAATCATACAGATAAAGACAAATTCAAAGCCTTTGATTTGGCTTACTTGTATGGTGCTACTCCAACTGGCGAAAACAAATATGGTGACAATGCCAATTACAAAATAAGAGCATTTAAACCACAAAACACAAAGATAATGGTTTTAATGGAAGAAATAGTAAAGGAGGGATAATATGGCAAAGGTTAAAATTAAAAACATAAAAACAGGTGCTGTAAAAGAAGTAGAAAAATCATTAGCAAGCGATTTTATTGGAACACAAAAATTTGAGTTGTTTCAAGAACATAAGCAGAGAAAGCCTTTTATTACAGAAGAACCAAAAAAAATATTTCCAATAAAAGAAGAAAAAAATGTTCAAGATTAATATTGATGTTCAAGGTACTGAATCCTTGGACGAATATATATCATATATTAAAAAATTGCTTTCAATGAAAACTGATAAAACATTTCAAAAATTTATCCAGGATAAATGTTTGAATGAAGTTAAAAGTGTTTCCAGAGAAAGACTAGGTGGAACAACCAACGATGAATATATAACTGAATATATTAACAGACATAAAATTGAAGAACTATCTGACGGTTTTATTCTATACAATGATTTGGTTATACCAGCAATATTATCAACAAAAAATACAAGAAATCAAGACAGAGAACAAGGGTTAGTAAGAAATTACGACAATGGATTCAGTCTTGCCTTGGCTTTTGAATATGGAGTTGGAATAGTTGGTCAAAACAATCCAGTAAATGGGGCATGGGAATACAACATAAACAATTACGGACCTTTAGGATGGTATTATAAAACAGTAGATGGAGATTACCAAAGGACACAAGGTTATCGTGGCGCTGAAGTATATCGTTACACAGCTACAAATATTAATAACAAACTAAAGGACTGGGTAGAAGAGTATATTAGTAAGAAAGGAGTGTAATTATGACCGACAAATATGATGAAATTTTTGATAGATTTAAAAAATATATAGAAAATAATTCACAATACGGTGCTAGAGTTGTCAAATACAACACAAACACTTCTTCCTATTTTCCATTAATAACTTGCGTTTTGTCAGACAATACGGACACAGAACAAACTACTGTGGATAAGGTTGAATATTATGAAGCATTTTATTTTACTATAGATATATATACAAAAGATAAAACAAAAGGTCCAAATATCGTGACTGCTTCCCAAATTATTAATGATGAGTTAAGTAAATTAACAATGAAATTTTTTGGCGAAGAATTAAACATGAAAAAAACTCTTAACAGACCTACACCAAACTTGGATGCAAGTATTTTAAGAAAAACAATACAATATCAATGTTTGATAGGAAATGTAAGAGGGAATATAATAAGGAGATGAATTAAATGTTAAATAGTATAGAAGATAGAGCATTATCAGAACATCGTGGTAGTGGTATTTTCACTAAAAAAGCAAACGGAAAATATTCATTATTTTTACCAGTAACAGGTACAGGAGAAAACGGTTCTGCTCCAGCTCAATTAGACAAAACTGTTATCGGTAATCCACAATCTACTTCAGTTGAAGGAAGAACTGAAAACCCACAAAAAACTCTTCCATTCTACGCACATAGAGATAATATAGCAATATTGGAAGAAGCTAAAGGTAAACCACAAGAATTTTTAAGAGTTTTACCAGACTTTACTGCTATGAAATATAGTGGTACTGTAAATTACAGATTAACTAATACTGATGTAGGAGGATTAGAACAAGGTGAAATGACAATTACACCAACTTCTAAAGATGAATATGTAGAAAACTGCTATGAATTATTAGAAGATACAGCATTAATTGTTAACTCTATTCCTGAAACTGTAACAATTGAAGGAACTGGAACTTATGAAATTAATGTTACTACTAATCCATCAGAAGCAACAATTGAAGTTGCATCAGACACTGAAGGCGTAGCTACTGCAACAGCTCAAGGTAAGAAAGTAACAATCACAGGTGTTACTGAAGGTTCTGCTATTGTAAAAATAACTACAAAAGCAACTGGTTACCAATCATTTACAAGAACTGTATTAGTAATTGTAAAATAGTTAAAATAAGGCAAAATAAGACACTTTTTGAGTGGAAACGATAATTTAGTCGAGAATACTTGGAAAGTGTCTATAATGCCAATAATAATAGGAAAATAGGAGATAATTATAATGAAAAGAAATGAAATAATTGAATTAAACGGAAAAGAATATACTTTAGAATTAAATAGAGATAGTTTTTTACAAATTGATAAAATTTGTAACATAGAAAAGTCTATGGAAATAATTAAGAAAAGCCCTTATGAATATGTTGAAGAAATTGATGATGATTATAATCCGTTTGAGGATGCTATTGATGATGAAAAATTTGAAAAGACAATAGAAGATAAGGAAACTACTTTAAGAAAATTAGTTGAAAGGTCTTTCTTTATTTGGTTATATCCAAATCACAAACTAACAATATCTCAAGTAAAAGAAATAGTAGCTCCTTATTTAGAAGGTGACGATGAAAAAGCAAATTTCATTGGAGAAAAATTAGGTTATTATTTACAAGAATGTGTTAGCATGAGAGAGGCATATAACGAAGAAAGAAAAAACTTGAAAGCCCAAGTCAACAAGAAATAGAAAACGAAGAAGATATATTTAAAAAATATAATAATTCATATTACGAATATTATTGTAATTATCTTTTTCCACAAGCGATAGAGTACGGAATGAGTGCAGATGAATTTTGGAAAGATGACCCACAATTATTTGTATCATACCGTACTTCTTTTATTAATAAGAAAAAACGAGAAATGGAAGAACTTGATTACAAATGTTGGCTTCAAGGGCTGTATATACATGATGGAAATGGCAAAATAAATGGTTCTTTAAAACAGTTTATAGGAAATATGTTTTCAAAAACACCTAATAGACAAAAAATTGAGTCATATCCATTGAAACCATATACCGAATTGGAATTACAAAAGAAAAAAGAAAAAGAAAAAAAAGAGGAAAAATACGAAGAATATCAATCATCTTTAATATATTTTGGTTCTTTAAAACAAAGATATTTAGAAAATTTAAAACAAAAGAAAGGAGAATAATATATGGATGAAAAGCAAATAGGCATTAAGATAAGGACATCATTAAGTGGAGCAAGTGAAGCAAGATTAACTAAGTTTGCAAACAATTTAGAAAGAATCCAAGCTTTTTCCAAAGGTGTAGATATGGGTGCTTTAAAACAAATTTCCGACACTTCTTCAAACTTTGAAGGAACATCCAAAAATATAGATAACATTGGGAAAAGTGTTAAAACTGCATTTAATGTAGTTGGAATAAAAGCATTTTTATCAACATCAAGAGAATTGGTAAGAACAATTTCCAATTTAACTGCTAAAAGTGCTGAATTTACTGAAAATTTGAACTTATATCAAGTTGCTTTTAAAGAAATTGGAAAATCAGTTGAAGAATCAACTAGAGAATCAGATAAATTCATAAACAAACTTAGCGAAATGTATGGTTTGGATGAATCTTGGCTTACAAGAACAACAGGTACATTTAGGCAACTTGCAAATGCCATGAAGCTTGGTAATCAAGAAGCAACTCAGCTTGCTACTTTAATGACTCAAATGTCAATAGATATATCTTCGCTTTATAACTTAGATATTAACAGAGCAAGTAGCGTTTTGCAATCATCTTTAGCAGGTCAAACTAAGCCTATTCGTGGTGCAACAGGTGGCGACATAACACAGCCAACTTTACAAACTACGCTTGATAGTCTGGGAATAGAAAAAGCAGTAACAGAATTGTCATTTGCTGAAAAGAGATTGTTAATAATTATTTCTTTAACAGAACAATTAAATCAAGTAACAAATGACTTTGGTAAAACAATCGAATCTCCAGCCAACCAAACAAGAATCCTTAGTGAACAATGGATAAGGCTTAGTCGTGCTGTTGGAAACCTATTTATGCCGATAGTATCCAAAGTATTGCCATATTTAAATGCTATATTAATGGTTTTAACTGAAATAATTAATTTAGTAGCAGGAATCTTTGGCTTTAATATAGAAGATTTTGATTATGGTGTTGCTGAAGTTGCAGATTCTGTTCTCGAATTAGAAGAAGGATTAGATGGAGCTAGTGAATCTGCTAAAAAATTGAAGTCAGGTTTAAGAGGTTTTGATAAATTAAATGTAATAACAACGCCATCAAGTGGTGCTTCAGTAGCTGGGGCTAGTGGAGGTATAGATCCATCAATAATGAAAGCCTTTAACAATGCTTTTGACGAATATAACAGCAAATTAAAAGATGTTAGAATGAGAGCTACTGAAATTAGAGATAATATTATGGAGTGGCTAGGTTTTACAAAGCTAGTTGATAAAGAAACTAACAAAGTAAGCTTTAAATTTGAAAAAATAACTGGTGGAACAGTTTTAGGTGCTTTAGCATTAGGTGGTTCAATATTCCTTGGTATTAAGAAAATTTTAGGATTCTTTAAAGGCATTTCAACAATAAAAGGAGTAGCTGGTGGTTTATTTGATAATTTAACTGGTAAAGGTTCTGCAAAAGGTGCTGGTTCTTTATTAAATGATATTGGCAAAGCAGGTGGTTCAGCAAGTAAAATAGACTTTAAATTACCAAGTTTTTCAACAGTTCTAAAAGGAATTGGAGAATTAGCATTAATAATAGGCGCTTGTACATTAGTTGTTTCAGCATACGGAGGTCTAGCAAAAATACCTGGGTTCAAACAATTTGTAGCAGACGGTGTTGATGTAATGGTTGATACATTTGTGGGCATTGGTAAAATAATACTACCTGTTATAGCTATAAGTGCTGTATCTGCAGGTTTAGGAATGGTTAGTTCATTGGTTTTACCTGGCTTAGGTTCATTAGCACTTGTAATTTTGGCTTGTACAGCTATAGTTTCTGCGTTTGGTGCATTATCTTTAATAGATGGTTTTGATACATTTATTTCAAATGGAATAAGCGTTATGGTCAAAACATTTGAAGGAATAGAACAAATTATTTTACCAGTATTAGCAGTTGGTGCTGTATCTGCTGGGCTTGGGTTACTAAGTTCTGTAGTAATACCAGGATTAGGAGTTTTAGCGCTAGTAATGGTTGAAGCAACTGCTGTAGTATCTGCTTATGCAGGATTATCAAAAATACCTGGTATAAATGAATTTGTTAATGGTGGAATAGAACTTATGTGTCTAGTATTTGATGGAATAGGCAAAGTAATTGGTTCAGTAATTGGTGGCACAATAGAAAAAATATCGGAAAGCATTGGCAATAGTTTAGAAAAATTTGGTACAAACTTATCTAATTTTATGATTAATGCAACCCCATTCTTTGAAGGAATTAAAAATGTAGATGCAAGTTCGACAGAAGCAGTTAAAAATATTGCTCAAGCAATACTATTGTTAACAACTGCAGATATATTAGATGGTTTAACTCGTTGGATTACAGGTGATAAAAGCTTTGCCAAATTTGGTGAGGAATTAAAAGAGTTTGCTCCTGACTTTAAATCATTTGCTTCCGAAATAGGAAAGCTACCTGAATCAACTATTAGTAAAACAAAAATTGCTTCAGAAGCAATGCTAATACTTGTTGACATGGCTAAAAAAATCCCAAATAGTGGTGGTGTTGCTGGATTCTTTGCTGGAGAAAACGATTTATCTACATTTAGTAGAATGTTGCGTCAATTTGGAAAAGACATGACATCATATTCTAATAACATTAAAAGTATGGATGGTAATGTTGTAACTAATAGTCAAAAGGTAAAAGAAGCTATGGGTTACATAATTGAATTTGCTAAAAAGATACCTAATGATGGAGGAGTAGCTGGTTTCTTTGCTGGAGATAATAACATTGCTGACTTTGGTAAAAACCTTAGAGATTTTGGTAAATACTTTAAAGAGTATTCAGACAAAATTAAAGGTATTAGTATAGAAAAAGTAAATGCTGTTACTGATGGTTTAAAACAAATTGCTGATGTTGCTAAAACAATAAAACAAAATGGTCTTGCTAAAACTATGGCTGATTTTGGTCAAAATCTTAAAAATTCAGCTAATAATATTAAATCGTTCTTTGACACTGCATTTACTTATAACAAAGGTTGGGATTTAGGAGCAAAATTAGGAAGTGGAATTGCTGATGCTGTAGCAAGTAAATTAAAAAACAAAAAATTCCCTACTATAAAACTAACCGACACATCAAATAATTCTAATGTTGGAAGTTATAAAATAACAGCTTATGCTCAAGGTGGTTTACCTCCAGTAGGACAATTATTCATGGCTAATGAACAAGGACCTGAACTTGTAGGACATATCGGAGGTCAATCATTTGTAGCAAATCAAAATCAAGTCGTTGATTTAATTGATAGGAAATTAAGTAATGCTGGTGGTATGAACAGTGCTACATTCATAATCCAAGTTGGAAGCAAAGAAGTAGCAAGAGAAGTATTAACTGATTTACAAGATATGGCAAAATCAGATGGTAAACCAATAACAATATATGGATAAGAAAGGAAAAGTGAAAAATTATGAATTATGATTATGATAAAGTTTATGTGAATGGAGTAGCTTTTCCTTATACTCCAGTTCATGATGCAGGTCAAAATGATGTTGATTTAGATGCTTATACTAATACAAAAGGTAAAACAATAAGAAATAGGGTAAGGCATGATGTTAAAACCCTAGATTTTAATATTCCAACTATGACAGGAGCAGAAATGAAAAAACTTATGGAAATGAGAAGCCCTGTATGGTTTCAATGCACATTCTTTGATGAGGCAGAATGGAAAATGGTTACCAAAAAAATGTATTGTAGTAGCCCAAAATATACAAAATACTATATTGATAAAACAGACCCTTTAAAAAATATATACCAAAATGTTCAATTTGGTTTTGTGGAGGAATAATTATGGCATATATAAATTTCAAAAATTGCACTAAAGAAGAATATGAAAATGTAATATATAGTCAAGATTGCAGACATAAACTTAGAATTTGGTTTAATAATGTTGAACTAGAAGATGCCGATATATATTGTGAAAAATTAACTGTTTCTTCACGAATAATACCAAATGGAAGTAAGATATTCATGTTAGAAAACTTTATCTCAAAGGAAGTAACATTGATATTACATGAGGTTGATTTAAGTGTAATAAAAGACCAAGTTAAAATTTCAATAGGAACACTTGTAAATGAAGATTACGAGTATGTTCCTGTTGGAATATTCAATATACAAGATAAGCCTACAACTGATAATGGCAAAACTACTATTAAATTAAGAGATAATTCTGTTAAGTTTGACTTTAATTATAACGGAAAAGACCTAATTGATAATAATAGTGGTAGTGCTACTAAACTACAAATTTTACAAGATATTTGTAATCAAGCAGGTGTAGTATGTAATATAACTGAATTTCTTGGTAGTGAAGATTTAATTGGTATTTATGATAATACAATAACAGGAAGAACTTATGTGTCTTATTTAGCAGGTCAAGCAGGTGCTATACCAACAATTAACCGAGATGGAGAATTAATATTTATCTACATAAATAATTTAGTTGTTCATGAAATACCATTACACTTTGTAGAAAAGTATAGTAATGGAGATTTATTCAAAATTTCACGAGTTGTCTATGAAAGTGGTATAATAAAATATGAAAAAGGAACAACTGATAATGATACATTATTTTTAGATAGTTCTAACCCTTATGTTTCAAGTGATAAACAAGTCCAAAGCATACTTGAAATTGTCAATGGTTTTGAAATTAATTCTTTTTCAACAGGTAAAATAATAGGTAATCCTGCAATAGATAGTTATGATTTAATTTCTATAACAGATGAGGGTAATACTTATAAAACATTAGCAACAAATGACCTAACCTATAATGGTGTAATTATACAAACATTTAATACTGAAATAGGGCTTGAAGCAAGAAAAGAAAATGTATCATTGAATAGTGACGATACATGGAAGAAAAACGCTAAGACAGAAATAGATAATATTAAAGCTGAAGTAAGAATAACTACTGAACAAGTAGGAAAAGTAGAAGATAAAGTCGGAAACACTTATACTAAAGAACAAACCAACGAATTGATTCAAAATGCAGAATCAGGTCTTACAAATATATTTACTCAAAGTGGTGGAAACAATCTTTTAAGAAATACTGCGCCTTGGTATATGAAAAGCGAAAATACTGGAGAATATTGGACAGGAAATTTGAAGCAAATAGTTGAACCTGAGGCAACTAGTGGATATGCTATTCTAACTCAAAATGGAACGATAAGTCAAAGTGTTTCACTTCCAACTGGCACATATTCTGTATCATTCAAATATAAAAAGTTAATTGATGCAAGCGAAGGATATGTTAGATATAACGGAAAAACATTTAATTTAACCGAAACATCAGGCGAAATTCATTCATCAGGAGAAATCACTAATAATCAATTTGTAATAGAAATTAATTCTAATTCAAATGATAGTTTTGAAATATATGATTTAATTTTAAAACATGGCTCTGAGGGACTAGAAAACATGCTTGTATGGACACAAAATGCAAACGAAAGCAGAAGTGATACAGTCCAAATAAGTGAAGGAATTACAACTACTTCAAGTATTACAGACACCAAAGCGACAATGGATAGTGCGGGGTTTATTGTTAGAAATAAAACGACTGGAACTGCAGTTATGGAAGCAACTAAGACTGGTGGTAAATTCTTGGATTTAATATCAACTGGGAAATCAAATTTAAGTGGTTTACTAGTACAAAAAGTGGGCTCAAAAATATGTATAAATGGGGAGAGTGGTAGTTAATGGCAAAGATAAGTTTAACAAAATATTTTCCTCCAACAACAACGAGTGTGTTGGAAATAAATGAAATATTAAGAGAAAGTGATAAAGTACAATTTGGTTTGAGTTTTAAAACCAATTTAGGCAGTTCTCAATCTTATGTAGGGAATGGAGTTACATATAATGCAACTTTAAAAGTAAGTGGCACAGGAATTGAAACTCAAACAAAAACAGTCCAATTGAAAGAAAGTGATGAATACTGGCAAGGAACAGCAACGCATACTTTAGATAAATTGTCATGGGAAGTTAATGTTCCAAGCAGCGCTAATTCAGTTCGTATAGATGTTACTTATAAATATAGTGATGAAGCAACTACAATGAGTGGTTCAACTGAAATTACTTTAACAAAATTATTAAATGTGTTAAACCCATTCAGCAACAATGAAAGCCTTGATTTAGAACAAGCACAAACACTTTCAATTACACAATACGATAGCACTTTTACAAGTAATTTAGAGTTAATAGTTAAAAATAATCAAAATCAAAATGTAACAATAGCGAATTTTGAAAATGTAGAAGATGGACAACAAATTTCGCTTAATGAAACGCAATTAAACGCTTTATTTAATGCAACTAGCAATCAGCAAAAATATCAAATGTTTTGGTTGTTATACACTTTAAATAATGGCACTTCAATAGGAAATACAACAACACAAAGTATAGGAGTTATAAATAATGCAAATCCAATATTTACTGATTTTGATTTTGCTGATATAAACCCAATAACAACGGCAGTTACATCAAGTAATCAATCAATTGTTGGTGGCGTTTCAACACTACAAATCACAATTCCAACAACAAAAAAAGCCACTGCAGTAAAAGGAGCATCTATTGTTTCCTATATAATTAGTGACAAAGCAATTGATGATAGCACTAGCGAAATCAAAAAAACAATACCACAATATAATTCATCAAAAATAGTTGTAAGTGCAGTCGATACAAGAGGCAACACAACAACAGTTCAAAAAATAATAACTGACTTTATCTTGTATAGTCCAATTACAATTAATCAAACAAGTGCAACTATATCAAGAACAAACAACATTGATGAAGAAACAAAAATTTCATTTGAGGGAACTTTTTGGAATAGCAATTTTGGAAAGGCAGATAATTCTTTAAGCGTTGCTTATAAATATCGATTAAAAGGGTCAAGTAATGCTTATACAACAGGAGTTACAACAATTACACCGACAATTAGCAATAATTCATTTAGTGTAACAGACAAAGCAATTTTAGGGGACACCAATAATGGATTTGATGTTAGCAAATCTTATGAAATTATAGTTGAAGTCAGTGACAAACTATCTGTTAATGAAATTGACTATACACTTAATCCAGGAAAAAATGCTATTGAAATTGTCGGAAATGAAGTAGTAAAAATAAATGATATTCCTTTTGAAGAACTTATACCATCTAGTCCTCAAAAAAATATAACTTTAGCAAAAATGAACACATACGGAAAACAATCAGTTGCAAGTGGTGCAACTGCATTTGTTACATCTTGGACTGAAACTATGAAAATTGAAATTGGAGATTTTAAATGTGATGTTGCCAATGGAAGAATAAAAATACCAGCAGGAACTGCAAAACATATTCGTATTACAGGATTAATTGCAGGAAGTGGATATTTTTTTGGTGGGTGTTATGTGTTAGATGAAAATAATGAAACACCAGAAGACTTTTATGTTCAATCAGCAGGTATATTAATACAATCAGCAGGTAACGTATATTTCAAAGAGCCATTGCCTACTTATGTTCATGAAATAACAGATACAACAAAAGATTATTATGTGAAATTAAATATAGGTGGATACAATAACAAAACATTTATTTTAAACAATGGTTTTGGTTCGTTGTCAAGTTATATATTAGTTGAAAAAGTAGATTAATTAGGAGGAAATTAAGAAATGAAAATAAGAAGAGGAAACTATAAAATAATTAAGTTTCAAAGAAAAAACAAAAACGGAGAAGTAATAACGGATTTGCCTGATAAAATGTATTTTAGTGTAAAAAACAACTTTGATGAAAAAGATACATTGTTCCAAAAAAAATTAAATGATGGTATTACTTACGATGAAGAAACTAATTATTATTTTGTTGAAATTAAACAGGATGATACAGAAGGATTGGATTACGGGACATACGATTATGATATAAAAATTATTTATGGAACAGACAAACCAAAAACATTAATTGTTGACAAACTTGAAATAACAGAAGTTGTTACTCGCAAAGATAATGAGGTATAATATGGAAGAAGAAATAATTGTAATTGAAGATGATACAGAAGAAGAAATAATAACAATAGAGTAAGCCATTGAAAAAGTATATCCAGAGTTGCAAGATAAGATAGTTACACCTACAACCGAAGAACAAAAAATCAAAGCTGATAGTGGTATTTATGGTTTAAATGAAATAACAATAGAACCAGTTACTAATGAAATTGACGAAAATATAAAATCAGAAAATATAAAAAGTGGTATATATATTTTAGGTATAGAGGGAAATGTTGTTGAATTAGTAGGGGAAGAAATAACAATACAGCCAAAAAGTTATGAACAAGAAATTGTTCCAACTGCTCCTAAAAACGGATTTACTAAAGTTATAGTAAATGCTCAAAGTGGTGTAGACATTAATGATTATTTTGAAACAACAATAACAAATAGTAACTCCACATATTTTGGTAGAGATAGGTTTATAAAAAAACTACCTAGTGTTATCGTTCAATCTGGTGTAACAAGTTTAAATAATTTATTTTCGGGTTGTGACTATATAAAAGAAATTAACATTAATGGAGATACTTCGAAAGTTACCAATCTTTATCAAATGTTTTTTGATTGCCATTTCCTAGTTAATGCACCGTATTTTGATACATCTAGTGCAAAAAATATGAGTCATATGTTTAGTAATTGTAACCGTTTGGAAACAGTACCACTTTTTAATACATCAAATGTTACAAATTTAGCCAATACGTTTAGTTCTTGTTCAAAGTTAAAAACAATACCTGCTTTTAATACATCAAATATTACGACATTTAATTATTTATTTAGTTATTGTGCTTCATTAGAAAGTGTTCCTAAATTAAATGCAGATAAAATTATACAAACAAGTGGAATGTTTGCTGGAACAAAAGATTATTTCACAGATTTTGGTGGATTAGAAAATTTAGGAATGGCTTATTTAACCAATTCTAGTGCCAATCATTATAATTATAAACTTGACTTGTCAATGTGTAGCAAACTTACAGAACAATCGCTAATAAATGTATTGTTGAATTTATACGATATAGCAACGAAAGGTTGTAAAACACAAACAGTTCAATTAGGTCCAACAAATTTAGCAAAATTAACAAGTGAAGCAGGACAACAAGCATTAGCTCAAGCTACTGCTTATGGCTGGACTGTAAGTTAAAAGAAAGGAAAATAAAACATGAAATTAATAAATTATACAACACCAAGAATTTTAGTGGCAGATGAAGGAAAGCATTTTAGAGATAGAAACGATGTGTATGTTCCAGAACATATAGACAAAGAAACTGGAGAATTAATACCTGAACATTTCCCATATTATATGACAAAGTGTTTTCCTGGTGTTCAAATTCAAACGATAGAAGATGCAGAAGAAATTTATATTGAAGAAGATATAAAGGAGGAATAATATATGTTAGATTTTGATTTAATAAAAACAATTTTAGTTGTAGCGATAGCAGGTTCTATAATTACAACTGCAACAATACAAAAAATTAAAGAAATATTAAATACAAAGAAATATTTAAGCTTAATAGGATTAGGAGTATCTATGATAATTGGAACTCTATTTGCAATTTGTTTCAGTGATTTATCTCTTGTAAATTGCTTATGGGCTGGTGGCATTTGTTGGTTAGGTGCAGACTTAATTTACAAAGCATTTGAAGATAAAATATTCACATCATTTTCACAAATGAATAAAAATATTATTGTTGGTGAAATAGTTAAAGAGGTAAAAGATGAAATACAATAGATTACCTTTAAAGTTCAATGGTATTACTGAACCTTACTTGAGTACAGCAGGTCCTTATTATTCAAAATCTAATCCACACAAAGGAGTAGACCTTGGCTGGAATGACAATTATGGAGGGCAATATAATACTCCAGTATATGCGATAAACGATGGTATTGTAATGTTTGTAGACAAAACTACAGGAAATAATAATGCAGGTAATTACATTTGGATAAAGCATGAATTTAATGACTATGCTTTATGGAGTAGATATTGCCATTTAAAAGATAATTCTACGCTTGTAAAACCTAATCAAAAAGTAACAAGAGGACAGCAAATAGCAACTATGGGTGGCACATTTGGCTATGCCGTACATTTACATTTTGAAATGTGGAAAACACCTAAAAATTGGTCTTTCAATTGGAACGATAGAATGAAGTATTTGGTAAATCCAACTGATTATACATTTTTGTTTGATGACCAAGTGATTGGTACAAGTACAAACAATAAAGTAATTACAAAAGTTATTGGCACTTCTAAACAAGCAAAAAGAGATACTACTAAAAATCAAATAGAAGTAGTAGGAGAATTTTTAAGAGTTAGAAAAGGTGCAGGAACTAATCAAACTATATTAGGTTATATTGATTATGGTATTTATGATTATACTGAAACAAAAACTGCAAATGGTTATACTTGGTATAATTTAGGTTTTGGTTGGATTGCTGGAACTAAAGAAGATACTAAAGTTTATCCTAAAGAAAATCCTGAAGATGACAAAGACAAAAAAATTGCAGAATTAGAAGAACAAGTAAAAAAACTAGACACCGAATTATTGGCGCAAAAAACGCTCGTAGAGAAACAAAAGGAAGAAATAGATAAATTACACGAGGAAATAGAAAATCTTCAAAATTCAAAGGAATTTGTATCAAATTTGACCATGTTTACAGCAGACAAGGAAGGTTATTGGAAAATTTATCTTAAAAAAGATGAAAAGGTCTATTATTAAGACCTTTTTTATTTACACACATAATTGTTATTTTTTTGGTAACGGTGTTGACAATACCAAAAATAAGTATTATAATGGTATTGACAGTAAAGGAGGTGTAACAATGGAAAAGCCAATTTTGGTATATCAAAAAAGAACGGATAAAACAACTAACAAACTGATTATTCCAAAAGCTATCATAGAACAATGGGGCAATGAGTTTTATATGGAAATTTATCAAGATAAAATAATTTTAAAACCAATTAAAGGAGGAGAATAACAAATGTCTGTAGTAAGAGTTAACAAAAATAAAGATTATACAGTAATGAGCAATTATCATTTTAAAGATAAAAATATGTCTTTAAAAGCAAAAGGTTTGCTGTCGTTAATGTTATCATTGCCAGAAAAATGGGATTATTCTATTGAAGGCTTAATAAAACTCAACAAAGACAATGAAACTTCTGTAAAAAGTGCTTTAAAAGAACTTAAAGTTTTAAAATATTTGAAAGTTTCAAAATTAACTCCTGATAAAACTGAAAGTGGAAGAATAGAATATATTTATGATATTTACGAAGAACCTTATGAAAAACAAGAGGGTAAAAAACAAGAGGTAGAATTTCTACCCCTAGAATTTCTACAGGTAGAAAATCAAGGACAATTAAATACTAATATATTAAATACTAATATATCAAATACTAATAATAAATATAAAGGCATAAAATATTTTGACAATTTAGAATTAAACAATTTATTTATTGAATTTTTGGAAATTAGAAAAAAAATAAAAGCTGTAAATAGCGAAAGAGCTATAAAAGCATTAATTAATAAATTAAATAAATACGAAGATTCTATCAAAATTCAAATGATAGAAAAAAGCATTATTAATAGCTGGAAAGATGTTTTTGAAATACCTGGTACTAAACCAATCGAATCAACTGCAAAAAAACTGCCTGTATTCAATGACATTGACAATGATGAATAAAAATGGATAATGAAAGACAATTATTAGCATTATTAACATATAAGCAAGAATTGATTCCATTAGTTAAAATAAAACCAGATTATTTAAGCACAAAAGAACTTCAAGATATGTTAATGGTGTTCATAGATAGCTACAAACAATATAATTCTATAAATATTTCTAAATATTTAAATAGAATAAATATAGAACTATATACCGAACTAATCACAGATGAAATAATTATTGTTGAAAATTGGAAAGATATTTTAAAAAATACTCAAGACAACATATTAGAAGATTATAAAAAAAGAGCTTTATATGAAATATCTGATAACTTTAAAAATAATAAAATTGGTTATGAAGATTTTCTTAAAAAAGTCAATGATATTAAAGAACTTAAATTAGACAATGAAATAAATTATCTAACTGAACAAGAAATAATGCAAAATATCACTTTAAAAAATAAAATGATTAGATTTAATAATTTCCCTGTATTGCAAAAAAGACTTAATTTAGTTGAAGGTGATTTGTTAATAATAGGTTCTACTACTGGTGGAGGAAAGAGTGCTTTTTTATTAAATTTATTGGCTACATTGGCTGGTGATTATCAGTGTATTTATTTTAATTTAGAAATGAGCAAAACTTCTATGTATAGAAGATTGTTAGGAATTGCTTCAGAACAAAGAATTAAAGATATAGACAATCCTACCGATAAGCAAAAAAGCATTTTTAAAAATGCAGTTAAAATTTTATCTTCAAAAAACATAATATTCGAACATCAAAAGTTTTTTATATCAGACATACAATCAACAGTTGCACTTGCTAAAGATGTAAACAAACATACTATAGTTTTTATAGACCATATAGGTTTGTTAAAAGCAAGAGGTTTTAAATCATTGTATGAACAAATGACTGAAATTTCAAAACAATTAAGACAAATAAGTTTGAATTATGACTGCACTATAATATGTGCTAGTCAGTTAAATAGAGGAGCTATAAATAGCGAGGAATTAAATATAGGTATGTTAAAAGATTCAGGGGAAATAGAAAATAGTGCAAGAAAGGTTATTTTGATTTATCCACAAGATAGGTCAAGGAAGGACGATTTGGAAGTTTTGACAAATATAGAAATAGCCAAAAATGATAGTGGTTCGAGAGGTGTTATTGAAATGATTTACGACAAAACAAGACAAATCTTTACCGAAAGATAATGAATATTAATGATGAAACTTTTGATTTTATAATAGAAAAATTGACAAAATTATTGATTGAACAGGAATTTAAAGATAAAAAAAATGGTAAAGCAACTTATATCAAAAAAAGTGATTGCTTTAAAAATTTGATTAAGTTATTCAAAGAAATGAGAGGGTTATTTAATGATTGATAAAGAAATAATAATTAATTCTTTAAAAGGTAAAACTAATGAAGAAAAAATAGAAGAAATAGAAGAAAGAATGTTTTATATAGACATGAAGGACCATTGGTCTAAGAAAGATTATGAGCTAATGGATGCGCTTTATGAAATAAAAGTTGAATTAGAAAGGAAAAACAATAATGAATGAAAAAAATGAAATAATAGTATTGGAACAATTACCAATAATTACAGCAAGATTAGACTTTGTATCGAAAAAAATTAAAGAAAAAGTTCAAGCCAGTTTAAATCTTGTTTGTAACGAAGAAACAGTTAAGGATGTTAAAAAAGTAAGGGCAGATTTAAACAAAGAGTTTCAAGAATTAGAAGCTCAAAGAAAACAAATCAAAAATGCCATAATGGAAAAATATAATGACTTTGAAACATTATACAAAGAAAAGATTTCATATCTTTACAATCTCGCAGATGAAAAACTTAAAGCAAAAATATTGTCTGTAGAAGATGAACTTAAGAAAGAAAAAGAAGAAGAAATAAGAGAGTTCTTCGAAGAACATTGCAAAGACAAAAATGTAAATGTACAATTTGAAAGAATGGGATTAAACATTACATTATCAGCAAGTATGAAATCTTTAAAAGAACAAACTTTAGCTTTTATAGAAAAAATAGCATCTGATTTGAAATTGATTGAATTAGAAGAATATAAAGAAGAAATACTTTTAGAATATAATTCAACATTGGATTTTGCCAAGTCAAAAATGATTGTTATAGAAAGACACAAACAAATAGAAGAACTACAAAGACAAAAAGAGGAACTGGCAAAAAAAGAAGATGAAGAACAAAAAGTAGTTGAAATAGTTGAACAAGTAATTGAAGAAGAAATTACAGCACCTCAAGAAATAATTGAAGAGGAAGAGTTGTTAACAATTACTTTCACAATTACTGATACTAAAGAAAATGTAATTAAAGTAAGAGAATTTATGAAGAAAGAAGGTATAAGATATGAATAATCAAGAAGTTAAAACAAAAAATGAATTATTAAAAAAAGAAGAAGAAAATTACATTAAAATAATAGACCAAACTGGAGTTGAATCTGCTATTGAAAAACTTGTTACTAAAAACAATTCCTTATTGCCTAGCAATGTGGCAGTTGAAAGAATTAAAAACAGTGCAGGATTCTATATAGCAAATCGTGAAGATTTAATGAAATTAGATAATGCTGGCAAAATGCAAATGTTATATGGTGTTTTAAAAGAAGCTATGGTTGGTTGTGAAGCTGGAGCAGATTTCGATATTATACCATTTAAAGGCAAACCTATAGTAATCAGAAAGAAAGAAGGATGGTTCAAGATAATTGATATGATTAAACCAGCCGAAATAGTAAGATTTACTAACAATGTTGTTTTTAAAGGCGATGAATTTGATTACAACCCTGTTACTGAAGATTTGAAACATATTCAAAAAGTTACAAGTGATAAATATGAAGATATAGAATATTCTTATGCTTATATTCGTTTTGCAAATGGCTTTGAAAAAACAGTTGTAATGAGCAAAAAAGACCTTGATACAATAAGAAAAGTATCTCCTAGTGCAGAAACTTCATTTAGCCCTTGGACTTCTATGCCTGTCAAAATGGTTAAAACTAAAACAGTTAAAGAACTAGCAAAAGAATTATTTACATTATTTAGTGGTAGAGTTAATGCAATTTTAAGCCAAGCTATTAATAGTGATGAAATTTCTATTAGTAAAATTGACAATAAAGGTTATATCATCAACGATGCTGAAGTTTATGAAGCTCCTAAAAAAGAACCTAAAAAAGTAGTAACATTGGATGATGTAGAATAGGAGATAACAAATGATATATTTAAAAAGAAGCAGAAATGAAATTATACAATATATGGATGAAGCCTTTGATAAGGTGTGGTATATGAGAAGTCGCCCTTGTAAAGATAAAAATATTGAAAAGCAAAGAAAAGAAGCAATAAAAGAAGTATTGAAAAAATATCCTGACGTTCAGGGTTATGATGATTGGGATTGTGGTTTTTATAATGGTGTTCTAGGAACTTTAAGATGGGTTCTTGGCGATGATGAAAAAGACAATTTAGACACATAATGAATAATATTTTAAATATAGTTTCTTCATCTAGTTCTGGCAATTGTTATATTTATAATCAGGATTTGATGATTGATATTGGTGTTAGTTTTGCTAAAATTAAATCGTATTTGGGAAATATTAAATTATTATGTCTGACTCATCAACATCAAGACCATATAAACAAAAAAACATTGAAAAGGTTAATATTTGAAAAACCAACTATAAAAATAATATGTGGCAAATGGTTAGTTAAAATATTAGTGGAAATAGGTATTAATAAACAAAACATATATGTTTTAGAACTAAACAAAAAATATGATTTAGGTAAATATATAATTCAATTAGTACCTGCCATTCACGATGTAGAAAATTGTGGTTATAAAATAATTATTAAAAAAGATAACTATAAAATATTTCACATAACTGATACTTCTAATTTACAAGGAATCGAAGCAAAAAATTATAATTTTTTTAGCATCGAAGCAAATTATAGCGAAGAATTACTTAAAAAGCACATAGAAGAATGTGAAGATGAAAATATGTTATACTATTTAAACAGAGTTCCATACACTCATTTAAGCCAAGAACAAGCGAATAATTTTCTAATTGAAAATATGGGTGATAATTCAAAATATGAATACATACACCAATCTAGTTATAATTTTGAGGAGGAATAGTATGTCGAAAGAAACATTAATAGAATTGGCTAAATCTTTGGGTAGAACAGAAATGTACTTGCAATGTATCGTCCAAATGTTGAGTTCTAAAAAAGATATGGAACAAATTAGAAAACATATAGAAGAAGTAGCCAATTTGGCTTTTGAAGAAAAAATTAAAACAATGGAGGAAGAAAAAAATGAATTTATTTAAAAGAACTAAAATTCAAACTTTGAAAAGAAATTTGAAAATAATGCAAGAAAGAAATGAAGATTTATACAAAAGAGATATTGAACATCAAAAAAAGGCAATAGCGCAATTTAGACTTTATAAAGAAGAAATAACTAAATTGAGTATTGAAAATGAAGATTTAAAGGGCTTCTTAGAACAAGAAAAAGAAGCAAAAGAAGCTCTTAAAAAAGAAAGAACAAAACTAAGAAGAGAAATAACTATGTTAAAAAAGGAGATTGAAAATGGAAAAAAAGGAAATTAAGTATTATATTTCAAGTGATGGAACTAAAACACCTATAACAAATGTTGAATTTACACATTTATCTAATGGGTTGGCTAAAAAATACAGGGATATATTTAACTCAATGAATAAAGATGAATTTTCAAATAAAATTAATGAAATAAACGACATTAAAGAAGAAATTCATAGAAGATTAAATGATTTTAATGAAAAACTTGAAAAATAATTAAAATCATGCTATAATTAAATTGCTAGATAACTTAAGAGATATTTATACGAATTAATCAGGCAAATGTTATCTAGCAATAAAAATAGCTTGGTTGATTCATATAAGTATCTCTTTTGTTTTAGTAGAAAGGAGATATTATGGAATTTGAAGAAGTGGAAGTAAATAGCGAAAGATGGTTTGATTTAACATTATTGTTAAACGAAAAATTTAGGAATGTTGAAGGATTTGAAGGACATTATCAGATTAGCAACTATGGTAGAGTTAAAAGTTTAAAGAGGAGTTTGACTCAGTATAATGGTTATGGATACTTTTCACATTCTTATAAAGAAAGGATTTTATCGTTATGTAGACATAAACAAGGATATTTAATGGTTAATTTAACAAAAGAATGTAAAAGACATTTACTTCAAGTACATAGGCTTGTTGCAATAGCGTTTATACCTAATCCTAATAATTTACCAGATGTAAACCATAAAAAACCTGTAACGTTTGAAAGTTGCATTAATAGAGTAGACAATTTGGAATGGTGTACACAAAAAGAAAATGTAGAACATTGTATAAAGTTAAATAGACGTTGCGACTTTAAAGGTTCAAAAAGCCCATGTGCTAAAAAAGTCATATTAAAAGATAAAAACAACAATGTAATAAAAGAATATGGGTGTTTTGAAGAAGTTGCTAAAGATTTAAATATAAGTAAAGCTTTGGTTTGTATGTACTTAAAAGATAAAATTAAAAACAAAAAATATAATATATTATATAAGGAAGATGGTGAAGAATAATGGAAGAAAAAGAACAAAGAATATATACCAAACTTCAAGCAGGGAAAAAATATAGAGTTTTTAAAACCGTGTATAATGATAGAACTTTTTATAAAGTGCAAGTTACTCAAAACAACTATGATGGCACAAAAGAAAAAGTGTATATAGGAGTTCAGTTCAAAAAAAATATTGAATTAAAAAATGAAACTGACATCATAATATATACTGCATATCAAAATTATAGAAAAAATCCTAAAGATTCATATAACTGGATTGAATATTATGTTATAACTGATTTTGAAATAGTAGAAAGTCAAGAACAAAAAACAGCTAATGCACTTGATGAATTTAGGGATAATTTATATAATATTGAAACTGAAAATGAAGAATTTGATTTAGGATTTTAAAGAGAGGAGGGAAAAACAATGTTATTAGATATTTTTGTTAATTTATGTTTAATTTCAGGCATTTTGATTTTAGCAAAAATTATTTGGGGTATAATCGTAGCGCCAATTAAAAAACATTATGCAAAACAAAAAATGACATCATTATTACAAAATATTGGTTCATTATTAGAAGAAGCTAAAAAAGAACTTGCTGATGAAATAAAAAAAGATGAAAACAAAGAAGAAGAACTATAATTCTTCTTTTTTGATATAAAAATGTTGACAACATATATATACTTGTGTTATATTATATTCAGAAAGGAGAAAAAAGATTGTGAACGGAATAGTAAAAAAAATGAATAATGGTGTAAAACTATTAGAATTAGATAAACATTCTGAAAGTTTTATAAAATATCTTGATGTTGATGAAAAGACTTTAAAAGCTTACAAGGTTGGTATAATGGCTTTAAAGGAATATCTTTCTATGAATGGCATAGAATATCCTACTAGAGATAACATAATTTCCTTTAGAGATTACTTAAGAGATAATTATGCCAGTAATACAGTTAATACTTATATGATTGCTGTAAGAGCTTTATTTAAGTATTTAGAACTAAAGGGAATATATCAAAACATAAGTGTAGATATAAAAGGAGCTAGATATTCTCAAGTTCCTAAGAAAGAGGTATTATCTCAAGAACAAGTAAAAGAAATATACAAAAGTTTAACTGACTTAAGAAAAAAAGCATTGTTTGGTCTTATGTGTACAACAGGAGTTCGTGTTTGTGAAGTAGCAAATGCTAACATTGAAGATATTAAAATTCATAATGGAGAAGTTGTTTTGTTTTTATTAAGAAAAAAACGTGATTCAAAATGTGAATATGTCAAGTTATCTTCCCAAGTATTAGAAGATATTAATAATTACATAGGAAATAGAACAAGTGGTCCTATATTTGTATCGACAAGTAACAATAGTATAGGCAAGGGAATGTCAACAACATCTTTAAGGAAAATAATAAAAGATATATTTAAGAGTTTTGGGATATACAAAGATACAATTAGTTGTCATAGTTTAAGAAGGACATTTGCTTGTATATCTTATGAAAATGGTAGCAGTATTTATGATATTAAGCAGGTGCTTTCACATTCCAATATACAAACAACCACAAGATATTTACAACAAGTTGATAGAGATAAAAATAAAACGGAATACAATGTTGCTAACGCAATATTTAATTAAAAGAATCAAAAAAAGAAAGTGGTGAGTAATAATGCATTTACGCAAAAAGATAGAAGATAAGTTTGGAGGGGTAATGTGAAAATAGATGATGTTGATTTTTATTTAGTAGATTTAAAAAGCAGATTTGATAAGATAAAACCTAATACCTACTATTTATCTTATTCTGGTGGTAAAGATAGCCACTTTCTATATTGGTTTATAAAAGAATATTTGCATAGAGATGATATAAAAATTGTTGGTATAAATACTTATATGGAACATCCAGAGATAAGAGATAGAATACTAAAAAATAGTGATATTGTTTTAAGACCTATATTGAAGCCTTTTGAAATTAAGGAAAAATATGGGATACCTTGTTTTAGTAAAGAACAGGATTTCTATATATACTATTATCAAAATGCTTTAAGAAAAGGTAAAAAACCAAGTAAAACCATACAACAGAAAATTGATGGGACTTATGATAAAGGCTTTAGCGGTATTTCTAAAAAAGCAAGAGAATATGTTAAGAGTGGTAATGCTCATAAAATAACTCATTTATGTTGCTATTATTTAAAAAAGAAACCAGCACACGATTTTGAAAAAGAAACTGGGCTAAAGCCAATCTTAGGTATTCGTGGTGGTGAAAGTACGCTTAGAAAACAACAATATAAAAGTTGCTTTACTAAGGATAAAAAATTCACCCCTTTACACGATTTATCCGATGAACTATTGGATAAAATATATAAAAAATATAATATAGAAATACCAAAAGTATATGATTATGTTTGTAGAACAGGTTGCATGGGTTGTCCTTATGGAAGCTATAAACACGATACAGAAAAAGAACTCACTTTAATAAATGAAAATCAAAAAAAGTTTGTATGTGAATATTTTAAAGAAAGTTATGAAGTATTAGGAATAAAGATAAATAAATAGAAAGGTTTGTGAGGTTATGAAATTTTATTTATATTTTGATGATGATGTATTTACACATATATTTGATATTGAAGAAGTAAGATTAAGCAACGAAAATTTATACAATAAGATAATGAAACAAAATTTTTGTATTGGAAATTGGAATGAATTAGTTTTATCAAACGATTTTGAATATAAAAGTGTATATGAAATTGAAAGTAATTATACAAAAGAGCAATTACTTAAAGTATTAGAACAAGAATTTTATATAGATGTATTAGAAATCGCAAAAGTGTTAGGTAAAGTCAAAAAAATAATTTAGGAGATGATGATTGTGAATTAAGAAATAAATACAATTAGTGAAGAACAAGTTTTACATAATAAATTAAGTTTTGAAATAAATCAAGAACTTATACATTTAATGAAACGAATAGTTGAATTACAACAAGAAAATGCACGATTGAAAGATAAAATTGATAGGACAAATAAATTATTAAATGAACCAATATTCGAATATGATAATATTCCTTGCAATATAGAAAATGAAATAATACAATTAAAAGATATTTTAAAAGAAAACTAGGAATTAATCAAACAAAATTTTTAGGAAAAGAAGATTTATTAGATATTCTAAAAGAGGTGGAATAAATGAAATTATTAAAAAATAAATATGGTAAATAATTTAATTAAAAATACCCAATTAGAATTATTTAATTCCAATTGTTACTCCTATTTACGATTAGCACGAGTTTTGGGTATTGTTGGTGCTAAATTTATTGGAGTAAGGAATGAAAAAGGAAATATGGAATAAAAGAGATAAGTATTATAAAAAATCAATTGATAAACAAAAGGAGAACAAATGAAAAATTTAATAATTGATATAAAAAATTGGATTGAGTGGAAGAAGTTTATTAATAAGTGCAGATATTTAGAATTAACTGAAAGAAAAAGGACAAAAGAAAACACTGATAAATTGTTAAGGAGGAAATATGGTAGAAAGATACATAGAAGTAACAGACGAATATGTAAAACAATTAGAACAAGAGATAGATAATTTAAAGAAAATAAATGAAAAACATAAAAAACTTAATGGAGAGTTAAGAGAAGAAAACAAAAAGCAAAAAGAAGTAATTGATAAAGTAATAAATTATATAGTAAAAGAAACAAAATCAATGCCTACGAATGGTTGTAAAATAAGACTAATAGAAATACTAGATATATTAAAAGATGTGTCAGAATGAATATAGAAACAATAAATAAATGGCTAGATGAAGAAGTTGGTTGGGCAGGATGTGGAATAAGATATACTTTAGAAAAAATGCAAGAACTAGAAGGAAGTGATAGTAATGAAATATAGATTAAAAGATGATGTTAGTTTTTCTGAACTTAATAAGAGTTCAATAAAAAGATTTGATTTTGATTTATCAGATTATTACAACAAAGAAACAAGAATATTTGAATTTCCTAAAGGATATGTAGCATTTAGTTTAATGAGTGATGTTTTTAATACTTTCTTGTTTCCATTAGATTTAGTAGAGAAAGTAGGGGAGTGATAGTAATGAATAAAGAATATACTTACAACATTGATAAATACACGATAGGTGTAGATGAAAATGGAAAAGATGAAATTGGTTTAACTATTGCAATAATAAAAAATGGAAAAATTAATGTTTTAGGTAATTACTACGGTGAAAATGCTAGATGTATTGATTTATTAATAAAAGAAAATCAAGAATTAAAACAAAAATATGAAAATGCAGTAGCAGATTATGAAACTATAATGGCTGAAAAAGAACAATTAAAGAAACAAGTTGAAGAATGGGAAAATCATTTAAAGTGTTCTAAAGAAATGTTAGACATACAAGGACAAAAAGGTAATTATGATTATGATGAATATATGCTTGGATTATATAATGGTATGGAATATATAATAGCATTATTTGAAACAAGAGAACCAAATTATATTAGTGGCAAAGATGTTAAATTTACAAACAATAAAACTCAACAAAAAGAGTTTATAAAATGGCTAGAAGATTATCTTAAATTATTTGATAACATGTGTATAGATGAACAAGGATATTATGATATGCTTGAAGAAATTTTACAAAAATACAAAGAAATAATAGGAGTATCAGATGAAAATAATATCAAATAAAAGATATAAGGAATTACTTGATTATGAAAATAAATATCGTTTACTTACTGGGCAAACCGTTACATTTTGTACAGGGGAAAGAAGTAGATATAAAGCACTATTAAGTATGGAAAAAGAAGAAATAGTATATAGGTATTTTGATTTACATAATGCTTATATACGATTATCAAAAAAAATAATAGGAGATGATAAAAAATGAAATTACACGAATTTAAACAAAGATTAAAATTAGCAATAAAAATTATATTTGGTTATGACATTATTGTATATGAAGAAAACACAAAAATAGTAAATTTAGTCATAAATAATTGTTTAGATATAGTCGATAGTAAACATGATTATGTAATAGACAAAGGGCACGTTTTTAAAGATAACAATGGTGAAATTAGATATTTTGGAGGCAAAGAATGAAATTAGAAGTTGGAATGTATTGTTACAACAAAACAAATAGAAAACTAGGAATAGGAAAAATAATAGATTTTCAATCTAATAATAATGTAAATATAAGATATAAAAATAGTATAGAATTAGCTTCGATAGGAAATGTAATAGCAAGCTTCAATATTATTGATATTTTGGAATTTGGAGATTATGTTAATGGTTTTCCCGTTATACATAAAGAAAATGATATATTAAAATGTGGTTTATTAGTTCAATTCAAAGAAAATGAAATTAAATCAATCGTCACAAAAGAACAATTTGAACAAATGGAATATAGGTTAGGAGATGATAAATAGATGAAAATTGAATTGTTTAAAGAATATAGAATTAAAAAGAATGTGCAACACCAAGGGATAGGTGGCAAAAATATATTCTTAGAAAGAAAGCTAACTCCTGATGAGGTTGATTGCAAAGCTGTTGAAGGGAATATTGCCTGTTTCAACTTTTGTTTAAGAAGAGATGATTTTTTACCCGAATTTAACAAAGAATTATTTTATGGTCATGTGGGCAATTTAGGTTATGTAGTTTGTGAAGATGAGTTGGAAATAAAAAAAGACAATGTATTAAGAAGGATGATGAAGAAATTATGGAAAATATAGAATATGAAACAATAACAAGATGCGATGGAATAACATATAAGAGAAAAAAGAGAAACAACAATTTTGATTGTAATTTGAATATTAAGTTTCATAAAGACAAAATCCAAAAGCTAAAACAAATAGCCAAGAAGTATGGAACTAATTACAACCAAATGTTAAGAGATATACTTGAAGATTTTATAAAACAAGAAAATATATAAGAAACTAGAACTAATGAATTTGCTCTAGTTCTTTTTTTGTGATATGATATAAGAAACTAGAACTGAAAGGAGAATATAACTATGGCTTCAACACCATCTCAAGAAAGAGCAAGTAAAAAATACTATCATTCTAACAAAAAATATAGAAGCAAAAAGATAGAAGAAGAAACAGCTAAACACAAAGCTAATAACCCTAAATATGCCAAAGAACAAAGAGAATACTATAGAGAAAGCGAAGAATATAGAAAATACAAAAGAAAATACGCTAAAGAGTATAGAAAAAGAGAACCTGTTAAATCTAAAGCAAGAAAAGATAGAAAAGCGCATAAATAAAAAGCACTGCAATAAAAGAGTGCTTTTTATTTGTTTTTATAAAATAATAAAGATGTTTTGCATTATAACCACAATCACAATGAAGAAGATTCTTCAAAAAGAAAAAACCAATATTCCTAAAGAAGTTTTCCAAAATTTTCCAAGAAGTTTTCTTGAAGAAGATTTTTCCACTTTTTTAAGAAGTTTTGATTTTTTTTCAATAGGGGTATCGCATTATAAAAAACATAATGCAAATATGAGATATGATAATTATGAAATTCTTAATCATCACACAATTAAATACTAATATATTTATTTTGTCTTGTCAACAACAAATATTAAAAAAACATTTATTAAGAATATAAAATTGTTATAAACTGTAAACACATTAAAATTGCCACGAAATATGCCCATACACAAACGAAAACATAAAAATAGTATAAATATATTATCCTGCCTATAAAATACTTTAAAATGCCTTAAAAATAGGTATTTTTGTATATGTTTGTTTCACAACACATTATATAACCTCTTTTATAACCTTATATAGCCATTTTAAGCAATTAATTGATAAATTGTATTATCGTGATTCATAGTGCCTTAAAACACAAAAAAAGACTATTTCTAGTCTTATCTTTTATAACCTGCGCCATCTAAAAACCACCTAATAAACAATAGCAACAATATTAATGTAATCATTTTAATTCACACTTTCTTAATATCTTTCCCAAGAAGATTTTTTATCTTCTTCTATGCAATATAAATCTTCATTAATTTCATAGTAGTCCATATCTTCTTTTGTAAAACCTAGTCTTTCAAATGATTTTCTAATATCTTCCACACTTTCGTTATTCCATATTTCAAACAGATAGCTTATACAATTTAATAATAATTGTTCTTGATTATTTTTTTCATATTGTTTCATTATTCTCCCTCCTTAAAATAATTGTCGTTATTCATTTTCTTCTACCACCTTTATTTTTAGTTTATCTAAATTATGTATCAATTCACTTATAGTAAATGTTTGTTGTCTTTTTTCATTTATAGCACCTATTTCTAGTCTATCTAAACTAACATTATCTTCTAAACTATGATATTCAAATGTTGTTGCTATTTCTTTTATTTCTTCGTTTAATAATTCTTCTTTTTCTAATAAATATTCAATTTCTTCATTTATTAATTTGTTATAATAATTTTTATTCATTTTCTTTACCTCTTTTCTTTTGAATGTTTTTTATTATCATTTTAATTTCTTTTAAAAACTCATTTAAATTAATGTTTCTATCAATAACTAAATAATTTATCATCATTGTTATTGACGCTTGTATTTCCCAATTTTCCATTTTTTGTAATTGTTCATATAATTTTCTATCTTTTTCCACCACTTAACACCTCTTTTCTAATACCCCTTTATTAAATAATTCTTTTATTTCTTTATCTACTAAACCTTTTTGCTTAAAAAACTCTTTTTGATGTCTTGTTGTTGTTTGACTATATTTACCATTATAAGTAAATATTTCCAAATCACTCATTTTGTCTTTTGTATAAATTGCAACTAATGTTCCATAAGAATATAACAACTCATCATAAGTTATATTATCTTCTTTTATTTTCACCTTTGCTTTTTTATAAAAACTTTGTCTGCTATCAAATCTACACTCTAAATCATACATACCTAAAATACTTAATTCTTCATTTGTTTCTTTATTTACATAAACTTTACTCATAATTACACCAACTTTCCAATAATTTCCTCTCTTAATATTTCTAAATCTTTCCAACTATATTGTTTTAAATACCCATTCATAATACTTAATAACATTAACAATTTCTTTTTACTCAAATACATAATTACACCACCTTTATATTTAAACATTCTTTATAATATTCTTTATAATATTCATATTCTTCTTCTTCATAAAACTCATAATTTTCCCATAAATATTTTAAACTTTGTTTTCTACAATTTTCCGTATCACATTTTCTTTGTATATTATATATTAATAAACTTAATGTTATTTCACTACCTTTGTAATTATCTTCTAAATATTCCCATGTATCTTCTACAATTTTAATTGCTTTCTTTGTATATTTCATTTTTACACCACCTTTACTATAAGAAACTAGAACTATTTATACTCTTTTTT